TAGAAGATGATATCCGAAATGAACGGGTAGAAATTTTAAACAAGTTCTTCGTTCAAGAAGCTTACACTTTCATTTATGATGATAGGAATAGACCAGTTGCTATGGGAAAACATAGCAGGGGTTCTGAAGAGGATGACCTTTTAGATGATGAGACTACTTATACAGATGATAGTATAATGTCAGAAGCTATTTGTAACTATATAAGAAAAGGCAAAGTTACTACTTCAGTTGTATCACCTACATAACTTCAATACTACATTTTGTTATATATAATAATACATTGTTGAACTAAGGATTTATATTTATATGGCTATAAGATTTAGGTTGCCTTGGGAAAATAGCCCACGTAAAAGGGTAAAACTTGTAGAGCAGGAGGTTCCAGAAAGCAAGCCCACCCGTATAGTGGTTCCATCCACCAGAATCAGCCGACCAAAAAACGAGATAACGTTTACCGATCTTAAAGGTAAAACTACATTCGTGAATCCCGGCTTTGTTGCTGAATATATCCCAGTTATCCGTAAGCTTTCATGGATAAATGAGGATATGGGTTTGGCAGTTAATGATATGGTCAGATTAACAAATACTGGTCATAGAATTAAGTTTGACCCTTCCGTACCACCCGAGATGCAGAAAAAAATGCGTCAGCATCTTGAAGATAAACAAATCGAATGGGGGGATGGCGTAGATGGTATGAACGGGTTGGTTAACAAAATGATCGCTCAGATATGGATTGCTGGGGCTTTATCAAACGAGTGGGTCGTAGCCAATGATAAAAAGGGTATAAAGAATGTTGCTCTGGTAAATCCTGAAACTATCATATTTTCCTGGAACAAAAAACAACTAAGATACGAACCTTATCAGAAACAGAATTATGAAACTGGTGATATCATAGGTGAAAGGTATGAAAAACTAAATGAGTATACCTATCGTTATTATGGTATAAATGGCGATACAGAACTCCCATATGGTATACCACCATTCTTAACGGCTTTAAATGCTATTGCAACACAGGCCGATATGAATAAGAATATCAAGTACATGATGAAGCAGGTCGGACTACTTGGATTCTTCGAGGCTCTCATGGAGAAACCTGGTCAAACTGATGGTGAAAATGAAGAACAATATGTAGCCAGGCTAAAAACCTTCTTAGATAATGCCAAGAAAGAAATCATAAGCGGTATGTCAGAGGGCGTTATAGTTGGTTATAAAGAAGACCACGAGTTTAAATTTAATTCCACTACCAAGGATCTTAAGGGAGTTGGTGAATTATATGACCAGAATGAGAGGTCTGTAGCCAATGGGTTAAAATTTGCCCCTGAATTTTTGGGTGTTGGTAATAAAGGAACTGAGACTGGTATAAATATTGTATTTACTAAAATGCTATCTCAGTTAACCAATATTCAATCCATCATAGCCGCTAACCTTAAATTCGGTTATAATCTAGAATTGAGATTGGCCGGATTTAAATTTGAGAATCTTAGAGTAGAATTTGAACCTTCTACCATTACTGATGACCTTAAATATCAGCAGGCTCAGGAAATTAAGATTCGTAACGTTATAGCTAAGTATGGTCAAGGTATTATAAGTCAACAGCAATCAGCGGATGAATTGGGTTATGATAAACCAGATTCTGAAGAACCAAGAGTATTACCAGATAAACAAGCTGAACTTGATCAGAAGAGGGAAAAAGACAAAGATGCTTCAGACCGTAAGTCTAGGGAAAAGGATAAACCACAACCTAAGCGTAAAGATCAAAAAGCACAGGCTGCTGAATTTTTAATAGATGTGTTTTTGGATTACCTAAGCCAAAGATAAATACAATACTATTTCATTTATATAAAAAACCTTATGGGAAAGTTCAAACAGATAGATTCCATTAAATTGTGCGGGGGCCATTCTCTTATACTAGGCCATTGCCCAGTAAAAATGTCTCTGTCAAATATATCGGATAAACTGGAAAAAGATCCACAGGAAGTGGGGTCTTTCGGTTTGTTTGATACGTCAGCTCCCAATTATACCACCTATTATCCGGATGTAACTGCGGCTGATCTTAAACCTCAGGATGAAGAGTTTGTAGAACCAGTATTCAGGATGCTTTCAAATGTTACTGTGAATGCTAGATATAATCCTGTACATTTTCCGGCTGATGTTTTAAAAGCAAGTATGGGTAAACTCATAGGTCAAACAGTTAATATAGACCATGAGATGGCGGTGGGTAATGCTATAGGAGCTGTAAAAGCAGTAGAATGGCAGAACTCATATACTACTAAAGAGGGGTTAAAAGTTCCTGCTGGTATAAATGCTACCTTGAGGATAGATGGTAAATCCAACCCAAGAATAGCTCGTGGTATTATGATGGAGCCACCATCTATTCATGCTAATTCAGTAACTGTTAGTTTTGCCTGGAAAAAATCTCACCCAGACCTATCAGATGAAGATTTCTTTTCTAAGGTGGGTACCTTTGATGATAAAGGTAAACTTATCCAAAGGATAGTAACCGAAATAACTGCTTTTCATGAAACTTCCTTGGTGGGCCACGGAGCAGACCCATTTGCCCAAAAAGTGGGTAAAGATGGGAAGATAGTTAATCCCTCATATGCACGCTCGCGTTATCCCTTATCTGATACCACTTTAGAAGAAGAGTTTTCTAATAATGCAGTATTTTATGATTGGAAATCCTTGTCATCTGAAGAGTACTTGGATGAAATAGATACAATTGATAATAATCAAACACAGACAGACATGAATGAAACTTTAAGACTCCTTGAAACTATCTTCGGTTTGGAAAAGGATTCTCTCACCGAAGAGAACTATCAGGAAAAGCTTGGTACTATTAATACCGAGTTGGCTACTTTCCGGGCTGAGTCCAGTAAGCAACCGGAACCTGTTAAGGTTCTCGATTTAGTGGGCTTAGAAGCTATCCAGACTGAGATCACAAGTCTCAGGGAATTCAAAGCAAGCGTTCCAACAGACTTTAAGGACAAGATCGTTCTGGCAGAAACAGCCACTACAATTATATCGGCCCTTAAAGAAGATACTAAGAGGCTGTATAAACTTTCTATTGGTGAAAAACCAGAGGATGCCGCTATACTTACTGTAATCGAAAAAGCAGATTACAATACACTCCAGGCTCTTAACAAGCAATATGACCAGCTTACAGACGGTCAATTCCAATTCACCTGCCAGTCATGTGGTTCTCACGAGGTTACCAGGGCTTCAGCTAAGCCTACTTCAGATGAAAAAGATGCAACCGATAAGCCTGTGGCTGATGTGGTTGAAAAATTCACGGGTGTAGGGAAGGTCGATACAAAGTATTTTGAGGCCAAAAAATAACTACTAGACCTTAGCATATATTAATATATTCACATGAACAATTAAAATATCAAAATTATGCCCGAACCTTTTGGATCCGCGTCAAAGACTTACATCCTCAAATCCGAGTCACATAAACTGCATGAGGAATTCGAAGTCGATGCACTCAAAGCAACCATAACTTTAAGTGCAGATTTGGTAAACCTTAACGTGGTTAACGGTAAAGTAAACAACAAGGCTATTTCGCCTATTACCTTTGCCACTGACCATGCCGCTTCAATGACGTTGCTAGCAGCTGCTATAGAGGCTCTTGGTACTGCAGCCAATGTAGCTGATGCTACTGTTACAGCAGCCCGAGTCATTACAGTAACAGCCTATGATTCATCTCTACCCCTGGTATTGCATGAATTCGTTACCACTGCTGGTGCTAGCCAGGCCACCTATACCTATGCAAGCGATAACAATCGCATATATAAGGGGCAGCCTGTTAAGCTTACCACATCAGGTAAGATTGAACCGTATGCTGTTGGTGATATCCCCGGTAAGCTTATTGGCTATGCAGTACAGGATGGCTATGGCGGTGACCTTGTTACTGTCATGATGAAGGCCTTTGCTGTTCTATATGCCGAAGCATATGCCGACAGTCACGTACCCGGAGTATGCCGTATGGCTGCTTTCAACTCAACCACTAAGATGATGGAAGTCGACGATGGTGGAACTCTCGATCACACCACGATCATAGGCAACTGCCTGGATTCAGGAGACAATGGTGATGTAGTCAGGGTCGCTGTATTTTAATCAAATCACCAGACCATAATATTATAAATATAAACAAATAACACCATACTCAAATGGATCTTAAGCAATTCGAAAAAAGCCAGTTTAAGGGCAAGGTAAAAGATGCAGTTAAGGCGGCCGAAGCAATAAGGGCTCACAAAGATAACCCCCGTGACGTTTCCTTTGCAGAAATCGTAAAGGAAAAGTTCAATGTTGAACTCGGTACCATGCTATCAGACCTCGGAGTTGATCCGGCTACTGATACCATCTCAAACCTTATCACAGTCCCCGAAGTGGACGTAAGGTGGATCATTCCGGAAGTATTCCGTAGTGCTCTGCTCCTGGGTTATCGCCAGGGTCCCATCTACCCTAACCTCATTGCTGCCGAAGAGCAGATGAGGGGCCTTACCCAGGTTATGCCCTGGATTAATATGTCAGATGCTGCCCCCATGTATGTGGGAGAAGCTGAGACTATTCCGCTCGGTGCTATTTCCTATGGATCGAAATCCTTCAGGATATACAAAATCGGTCGCGGTATCAAACTCTCAGATGAGGTCGTTCAGTATGCCTCTCTTAACCTGGTATCCATCTTCATGAGGGACTTCGGGGTTAAACTTGGACATGCCACTGATGTGCTGGCTCTCGCAGCTATTACAAATGGTGAACAGGCCGACGGTTCAGAATCTGCACCCGTAATTGGGGTGGCTACTTCCGGTACGCTTGCCTACTCAGACCTGCTCAAAATATGGGTAAGGATGGGACGTATGGGCAGGGTACCCAACACGATCGTAGCAGGTGAAACAGCCTCAGCTACTATTCTGAACCTCACAGAGTTCAAAACCCCGGTATCAGGTTCACCCCTGGCCAGTATCACCCTCAAGTCACCGGTACCTGGAGCTTCAAACCTCTTTGTACACGGAAACGTGGGTGCAAGCCAGCAGATCATACTTGACCCGGCTGGAGCTGTTATCAAGTTCAACGGCTGGCCTCTCAAGGTTGAATCTGAAAGGATTGTATCCAATCAGACAGAAGCCTTCTATGTCACCCTTCAGACTGGCTTTGCCAAACTGTTCAGGGATGCAGCTATCATTCTCGACAGCAGCGTTGCCTTTTCATCTTACGGGTTCCCGACCTGGATGGATGTTGATACTCTGCAGAACGTTACCATTCAGTAATTGAATAGCCTCTAAGCTCTAGTATCCAACCAAAGGGTACTAGAGCTTTATACTATTCTAAATAAAACAAAATCGTTATGGCAAAGTACGTAAAATTAGGCAAGAAGGCTGAATCATTCTATGACCCGTATTCCACACTTAAGGTGCTACCGAATCAGGTCGTAGAACTGAACCCCAAGATGCAAGCTAGCGGCCGGGTTAAGGCAGCTTTGGCCGGTGGTCATCTGATGCTTGTTACCGAGACTGAGTATAAGGCTTTCAAGGGTATTGTACCCGAGCCAACCATTGACAGCAAATATGGCCAGACTGCCAAGGATCTTATTGCTTTTTATGACAGTACTTATGAGGTCAGTAAGGCTGATATGAAAGCATTCAAGAAGATGTCCCTGGAAGAAATGGTAGAGGAGCTTGACAGGTTGGAGAAGCTCAACGAAGAAAAGGATTAATTGAACCCAAACAAATTCCAATACCATGGCAGGAAGTAAAAGAGATAATTTTGAAACCGATCTTCTCGAACTGATATTTAACAATACAGCTCTGGCAAATATCGGTAATGCCGGTGGCTTACAACCCTCATCAGTTGCTGGGAACCTTTATGTGGCACTGTTCACTACAGCACCAACTGATTCAACGGCCGGTACAGAAACTACTTATACCAACTATGCAAGGGTAGCAGTACCCCGTTCATCAGCTGGTTGGACAGTGGCATCTGGTGCAGTATCAAATGCCGCTGCTATCACATTCCCACAGTGCGGTACAACGGGAGCAACTATTGTGGCATTCGCAATCATGACCGCCTCAACCGGTGGCGATATGCTGTACTGGGGAGATCTTACCAGTAGCCTTGCGGTAAGCTCGGGCATTACCCCCGAATTCGCTATTGGTGACCTTGACATCACAGAGGACTAATCCACTTTTTCCATGTTTCCTTAAAAGGCTCTATCTTTGTGGGTAGGGCCTTTTTTGATATATAGCTATGGCAACAAGATTATATTTACCCTCAAGCGGCACCGCGCCTCTGGCCTCTCTTGCTTACGATAGCAACTGGGAGCTTTCTACTGGCGCTGTGAGGTTGCCATGTTCTACTACGAAATCAAATACAGCCCTTACTAATAGTGTAAGGAGGTGGTCTGCTGCAACTACTCAGCAATGGGTTTGGTGGCAATTTCAGAGTGAGGGGCTTTCTCAGGGGTATACGTGGACGACAGCTGATACATTCAGCATGGTTATACGTGGGCTTGAGGCGAACCTTGCTTGTGATAGCCATGTAGCTTATTCTGTGAGAGTCGTAAGTGCCGATGGCTCAACCGTTAGGGGAACGGTCGGGTTGTATCATGCTACAAGTACAGAGTTTACAACTTCCGCTCTCACCCGTATTCATAATGCAAGAACTACCGGGGCAACCAACTTTACTTCTTATGCGGGAGACCGCATAATCATTGAGATTGGGGTTCATGGCGTCACCCCGTCAACAGCTTATGACGTTACCCTAAGAACAGGAGACCCAACAGCTACATCAGACTTTGCTCTTACAGCAGGGCTTACTACTGACCTATGCCCTTGGGTTGAGCTTTCTAGGGATGTTGTATTTGGTGACCCTACCATGTTTGGGGCTTCAGATGGAGTAGCTACTGTATCTGGTACATTAATTGGGCGTGGTTCTCTTGCCGCAAGTATTGGCGGTGGTTTTATGGTTACAGATGATTTTGAGGCGTATAATACCGGAGTATTAGGAGGACAGGGGAATTGGGTTTCATCAGATTCATATGATTACGTTACTGTTGTTGATACTGCCGGGGACAATAGGATAACCGGGACAGCAGTCTTTGGGGTCAGAAGGACTGAGACATTCAATAATGACCAGTTTTCACAAGTAAGAGTTGACCTTTCTGCTCAGTCTGAGATTGGCCCAGCAGTAAGGTGTAGCGGTGTAGGGGCGAATGCTTACGGATATTACTACTATGCAGGAGATGATGACGGCTATGTGGGGTATCGTCATGATGGTGGTGATACTGATCTAGGCGGGTCAACTAACGCAAGGCTTTCTGCTGGCGATGTCCTGAGATTAGAGATTGAGGGTACAACTCTCCGCTGTTACAGAAATGGAGTATTAGATACCACGCTTGGAGGAACAGGGATTTATGACGTCAGCTCTGCAGTCACAAACTTTCCAGCACTTGCTTCTGGGACTCCTGGAGTAATCGGGCTTTACACTGGAATGTACGTTGATGACTTTGAGGGTGGCGATCTGGCTTCTTTTGTAGGCTCTATAGTTTCGGGTACTCTAGCTGAAAAGTCTATAGTACCATCTACTGAGTACATCTCAAACGTTGTTATTGGTACAGAGAAAGTGGTAAACGGGGGGTTTGATTCTGGGGCAAGTTGGGGTCTTGGGACGGGGTGGTCTATATCTGGTGGTACCCTTAATGCTACTGCTGTTGCGCTCGGTGACCAGACCTATCAGAACATGGGGATTACACAGGCTACGAGATACAGACTGGCCTTTGAAATTTTAAACTATTCTACCGGCTACATCAACTTTCTTATCGGAGCGTCGTATGGTGTCCCAAACCTAAACTTCAATTCAGATGGGCTATACTCATACAATGTAACATCTCAGCCGGATTCAGTAAACGGGTATTTATACGTCAGACCTGTTATATCTGCCCCGCTTAACCTATCTGTGGATAACATATCGCTCAAGCCGCTGGCCATTGGTTGTAATGGGGTAGCCGGTGTAACTGGTACGCTTCTTGCAAAAGGTTTACTAAGTGGGGCCATTG